TCGTGAACTACTGCACATTGAAATGTTCCATCCTGTACAACGCCCTCAAATATATCGGAAATAGGACGAGAAAATATATCATTACGTGCTATGGTTTCAGATTGCTGCACAGCATTAAACGATCTTATGCCATGCTTATCTATAAAAGCTGAGTCACCCAACAGGTCAAGATAAGCGTTCTGATTTACTGGGCCCGTTGAAAACAGAAACTTTTTCGTAAACGTAGGCTCTCCAAATATCGTGTTTACCTTATCCGGTTTTACCGCATAGCTGGAATTTGCCGCACCCACAAACAACTCATCAGTATTCATGGAACGCAAACACGTAATTGGATCGTTGCTTATCGTGTAAGCTACAGCCTCAACTCCCCCACTAGACTCTGCTGCGTGTATCTTATTACCGTCGTTGTTTAGAGGAACCATGAAGTCCAGAGGACGACCGCTAACGCTATGGTAAAGCTTTGTTCCGTCAGCAGAAGCCATGTAAAGCTTGCCACCGTGAAATGCCATCTGCTTACCCACCGGCACGTACTCACGAAAACCCAGTATACCAACCTCGTCGTCTGCCACGCTACCTACCAGCGTACCGGCAAGCGCAGTATCCCCAGCAGAATTCGTGTCACTAACAGTAAGCGTGGCTCCTCCGCTAAACTTAATAACAGAACCAGCGTTAATCTGTACTGGTGTCGCATCAACAGTATACGTAGAAGTACCTGCGCTATAACCACCAGCGTTATTTATGGTAACATAGTAGTTTTGCCATTGGTCGTAGCCCATAAGCTGACGACAAGTAACACTCCCGTCTGCTGCGATTTCAATTAAGTTTGGCCTGTTCGTGCCGTCCTGTACAACAATACCGGCTGCTGTCGGTGGTATTCGCTTCGTGTAATCCGACTTACCACCTGCGCTTGCATTATCCGAAGAAGCAGCGGCTGCTGCAAAATTATCATAAGACGGCGGAACAACTGCCGTGTACACAAACTCTGCACTTGCAGAAAGTTGTATCGTACCTGTTGTGGTTGTTACCCCGTTTGAGTATGCAGCAGGTTTCGTGTGAGTGCTGGATGTAGTCCATACGGTAGAAAACGTGCTGCTGTCTTTACCTTTCTTTAGGCATACGCCGTCTACGAAAACAAAAAACCAAGGATCTACAAAGATGATTCCTTGGATCTTTGGATCAGTTGCGCTGTAACCCCCGAGTGTCGGCGTAGTATCAAAAGCTTTTGCTTTCTTTACACACTCCAAAGCATCGTGACGATTCCTTATGTTATACGCAAGCCCATACTCATTAGTGCCGAGCCTAGTGTCATCGACACCAAGGTTCATGCCACCTGAAAATGACTGTTGTATAAAATCCATTAGTAAATTCCAACTGCTCTAGATGATTTTGTATACTTGTTAAGTAGGGATACAGAAAGTTTGTCATGAGGATGCTTGTCAAACTTGACTTTTTGTAACTGCCCACGCTCAAGGTCGGCGTTACGTCGGCCAAGACTACGCGAGGCTTTCTGGTCGTATATACGAGCCTCCTCCATCTTGCCCTGCTCCTCCAAGAATAACTGCATAACCTTGTTTATTAAGATATTGTCGTATCCGTCAGCCGGAAACTCGTCGCTGTCTTTGCTAAGGTAAGGAAGTTTTTTCTTATACAGAACCTCAAGTGTATGCTCATCATCCTGCGTTGCCGTAGATTCCCAAGGGTACTCACTAACATCACAAATAAGATAGCGAGATTCTTTCTCGTTATTTGGGATAACCGCAAGCACGGTATCATCAGACTGTTTTATGCTAATATCATACGTGCAAACATCAGACTTTATAACAGACTCTATAGACGTAAACGTAGTTGAAAAGGTGTTACTTGTTGCGTCCATCTCAACTTCTTCTACAAACCTTGATGAACCTGAGCGTGTACCAACAACAGTCAAGGTTATTTCAGACATAGCTTGTGTAGCTGTAGCTTTTATTCCTGAGTAACTTGTTGGTGTTACTTTGAAAGGTTCGTAGCCACGCACGCGCCAAGTTCTGTCGTCCTGTTCTACGTTGTTCCGAGAGTAGCGTTCTGTGAGGTTTGTGAGAACCCAAGGATATTGACTTTCTTTTTCGCGCATAGCTCGTATTGAGCTTACGTTACTCGGCAGAGCTATTGTCTTGTCACCTTGAACATAGAACGAGTCCTCGGTAAGACTGCCTACCATATCAGACTCCTCGTAGAGTTCTTGGGCTGCTTCGTTAAGGTAGTCCAGCATTATAGAACGCTGGTGATTATCGTTAGGATTTATTCCCAGCTTCTTCCCGACCCTATCCAGTATATATTCTACACTCATCTTGCTGTAACTGAACTTTTTGTAGGCTTAGTACGAGCAGTAACCGCGTTAACAGAACTTTTAGTACGTGCTGTGACTGCACTTACTGTAGGTTTTGTTCTGGGAGTTACTGCTGTAGTTGCCATTAGTTACCTCTTTCTAGCTCATACTCAAGGCGTGCTATCGTTCTCAATGCTTGTCGCGTGAAGTCCGGTGCTTCCATCGCCGCTCTCGGAAACTGCGGGTGTGCCGTCAGTTCCTTGACGTTCTCGTACTTTGGCGTTGTCTGGCAACCCGTGGACACGCATAGCGTTATCAATATGAGTAAGCTTGTCCTCATACCTCTGCGCTGCATTTGCTTCTCTGACTGCATTTGATACTTGTACAAAAAGCCTCTCCAAAGTAGGAAAGGCTTTGAACAACGCAAGTATGGCCTTAATTAGACCCACTTGTGTCGCTCTTTACACCTTTCCGTAGAAACACAGCAAGTAACGATGTTATAACAATATTTACCATCGTACCCATTTCCATATCTCCAGAGAAGTATGCACCCACAGCCGCGAGAATACCACCGGCTGCCGTCATATATGTCTTTTTACCTGATAACATTTAACGTCTCTTTCGTTTTGCCATAGCTGTTTTAACAACCTTTTTAGCTGTTCTTTTAGCTGTTGCATTAGCAGCTCTACCCATTTTCGGTGGTCTACCCACTTTACTTCCATATGTTCCTTTTCCGTAAGGCATAGTATTACTTTCTGTTTCTAGCAGTCTTTGCTGACTTCCTAAAATCCTTGGCTGTTGGCGCACCTTTAGTACCCGGTTTTCTCATCTTTTCACCGCTACCAGCTTTGATGCGGCTTCGTTTAGCGTGGATGCTTGCGTATAGTCCTTTTTTCTTTGTTGGCATAAATCAACCTTTCTTCCACTTACCAGAGCTAGACTTTGTTTTGCTCGGACTCCACTTAACCTTGTTGGCCCAATAAGCGGCAGACATAGGCCCGCGTGCTATGTTTGCAGAGTGGCGCGACTTAAACGCTTCACGCTGTCCAGCCGTTTGATTTGTTTTAACTCCTTGCTGACCAAACCGAATAGTTTTGGTTTGGCCACCAGACTTGGCGACTACAACATGAGATTTTGTAGGATGACTTGGAGTACGCTTGGGTTTGTTATACCCACTCACTCCGACTCTTGTTAATCTCGAATCTTTTTTACTTGCTGCCATTCTTCAAAAGCTGTCTTATCTTCAAACTTATGTAGACTAAACTTGCAACAGATATAGCCACCTTGAGAACAAGGTCTATCTCAACCATCCAGTTACCCAAACCTGTAACACTAGCGATTGCAACTTTAAGATCATCTAAATTCATCCACTCTTTTCACCTTGGTATTCTATGTCAAAGAAAGGCGTGTCTACTTCCAAAGTACCTGGCAAAGACTTACAGCCACTTGCCATTACGACAATAAACACCACCACGCCTATAAAAATTCCTAGTGTTATTCTATCAGTTCTACTCATCTTCTACCAGCTCCACTTTCATTACACCGACTTCGTCACCTTTCGGTAGGTAGACTTCGCCACCGTTGATGGGTAGCTTCTTCTCTACAACAAGAGCCTTTAACTGCTCATTAGGTACAATCATTTTTGTCTGCCTATCAGTCATAAAGAAAGTAGTGGAAGTTAAACCGAGTCGTATAACTCGCGCTTGTCGTCCACTAATGTAAAGTATCTCATCATTGTCAAAGTCGCTGCCCCAATAGATTAGTAAACCTTGAGCAAAGTTGAACAGAACGTCCTTGAACAGCAGCGCACAAAAAGCAGCAATAAGCATCCAGCCATAGTGGCCGATTGCTTGTTCTGCTACGCGCTCAAGTGCTGCATGATCTAGGACATTAGTCATTCACTGCTTTATCTACTGTGTCTTCTTCTAGCGACTGATTTAACAAACCCATGAAGTGATTTCTCGCTCCAAGTGTCTGCTCCAAACTGAAGTTAATCTGATTCGCTTTGCGGTCAAGATCACTTACATGGTTTATTAGCGTGACTTGCTGTGGAGTCAAGTCTGCTACGCTGTGTTCTTCCCCGTTAATAATAACGGTTTCCTTCTTCTCTGGTTTTTCTGCGTCCATAAAAATTATCCTTTAAGTGCTTTAACTTCAGCACTCAACTCTTGCACCGCCTTCAACAGCGGAATCACCAAGTTACTGTACTTCACCGCCAGCTTGCCGTTCGCGCCAGTAGTGACTAAATCAAACTCAACACCGGCGTCACTCATCGCCGTCTGTACATCCTGCGCGACAAGACCCAAGCGCACCGTGTCATCATCGTCCGGTCGATCGTCAGACGGTACAGTTATCGTTTTGTAAACTGCCTCCTGTGCTTCGACTGCTGGACTCACCAAGCGACGTTCCTTGACCTCCTCAACGGCTGGTTCCGCTGGTGTAATCACGCGCACTTCAGTTCGTGCAGGGATAGCCGGTGATACTAATTGTAGTTCAGTACGTTCCGGTTCAGCTTCGCGGACAACAACCATCTCGCGCACTTCTTCCCGCGCCTCCCGCACAACAACAGTCTCACGCTTCTCCTCTTGCGCGGCTTGCACAACGTACTCCTCCATGACAGGCACTTTGTGCTTCATGGGTTCGGTAACTTCAGCAACGGCTTCAACCGCCGGTTCGATCTCGTTACCGTCCTCGTCAACAACCGCATCTTTCGCCTCAACAGCCTCAGTCACGCAGCACATACATTGTGTACCGTCCTCGTTGTACAAATCGCACTCCTCGTAAACCGGCGTGCGCTCAGTACGAGTTACTTCCTCGCTGACTTCGCGCTTCACCCACTTGCCATCAATCTGCACAATCTCCTCGCGAGTGACAGTTTCGGTGACTTCAGTTTCGATGTGCTTCTGACGCTCGCCTTTAATCTCCTCACGCGCCTCTTGTACAACACGTTCCTCAGTTTCTTCCTCGCGTGCGAATTGAGTAACTCGTTCCTCCTTGAGTTCCTCAATAGCGGGAATAACTACGTCTTCCCAAGCCTCCTCTTGCGCTGGGTGTTCAATTGTTTCGGTAACTTCCTCAACAGCCTCGCGTGCTTCGACAACAACAACGTCATCGTAAACGGCTTCAGCAGCTTCAACTGCTGGCGTGACAAGTTCCTGCTGTTCCTCTACGCGATAACGGTGACTACGAATTTCCTCCGGCCAATCAGCGGGATTCAACTTCTTGTACTCGATGGCGTTTAGCTTCTCAACAAACGACAAGCCAACATTCGTGTCCTTGATGTCGCGCTTGATGCGGCGATCCGATAACGCAGCGATAGATGTATCCGCGCAGTGAATTGCGCCTGTGTCGTCATTACCAAGTGTGACCGTGTTGTCGCCGTTAGATACAGCCGTGTAACCAATAACGACTTCGTTACTAGCAGCCACTGAAGAGGCGCGAGTATCTTGACCGATGTAAATTGAATTAGCACTGCCTGTATTGTTTCCGTCTGCTGATGCGGAACCCGGCGTTGCTGATGCAGTTGTTTCGTGGAAGCGACCTGCCTGATGTCCAAGCGCAACATTGTTGTCAGCGGCATCGTTGTCTAATGCATACAACGCCGTATGACCAATGGCTGTATTTTGGTCTTCATCACCATTGGCTGTTCCAAGTGCATTATGGCCGATTGCTGTATTATTTTCACCTCCGCTAACTGCTGATAAAGTATTGTAACCAACGGCTGTATTTGCACCGCTTGCAGCCAGTTTAAGTGCGTTGTAGCCGACAGCCGTGTTATAACTTTGATTAGTTAACGTCGATCCTGCTTCGTGGCCAATGAGTACGTTTACTGAACCGCTGGAAACTGCATAACCAGCTTTGTAGCCAACGGCTAAATTAACTGATGTGTGCGTGTTTTGAACTGCCAGCGCGTTGCCGCCAATAGCAATATTGTGTGATCCTAAATCTTCTGCACCTAATGCAGTTGCACCAATCGCTATGTTGTGATCACTGTCGCCAGCCAACTCATCAGCCGCTTGAAAACCGATGGCGATATTGTAATCGCCGGTTGTTATTGCAGCACCAGCAGACTTGCCGATGAGTACGTTGCCGGGGCCGTCTGTTAATGCTGTTCCTGCGCTATGTCCAACAACAGTATTGTTGCTTCCATCCATTGCGCCACGACAAGCGTCACCTCCAATGACCGTGTTAGCAGTTCCAGTACCTTGGTAATAAGCAGTATGACCAATCGCCGTATTGGAGTTGCCACCAGAAATTGTACTACCAGCTAAATAACCAAGCAGCGTGTTTTCGCTACCACCCACAATCGCATCACCCGCGAGCCCACCAACAGCGGTGTTTTTGACGTTGCCGTTTTGTGCGCCAAGTGCATCATAACCAACAGCAACGCAGTAATCAGCACCAGATGTTTCAGAACTTAGTGCAGCATATCCAACTGCGACGTTGTAGTTTTCACCACCATTAGCGGCATCCAATGCGTAAGCACCAACTACAACATTGCCATCATTATTCGTAAATTCTTCACCGGCTTCACGCCCAATAAGTACATTGGAGTGGCCCGATGTAATGTCCTCACCAGCCTTGTAACCAACGCAAGTGTTGCTGTCGCCGGTTCCTGTGAAGAACGTCAGCGTCTGGTTGTTGGCTGTTGTTGTCGCAGCTTCGCTAATCGTAAACGACGTAACCGACCCCGCGCTGTTAACTGTTGCAACGTAAGCACCATACGGAATGCCACTACCAGTTACCGATTGGCCAACTGCAATGTCAGCCGACGAATCACACGTTATTGTTGTTGTTCCATTTAAGTCGCAAGTGCCGTCGGGGAATGAGCTGCTTTTGTATGTGTGATAACCGAGTGTTGTATTAGCCGCAGCATGACCGGTGTTACGACCAGAATCGTGACCAACCCATGTGTTGTAACCGTCTACATTTGCGTAACCGGCTGAATAACCTAACGCAGTATTACCCGTGCCTGACTTGTTACTAAATAACGATTGAAAGCCAACTCCAATATTTTGCACGTTACCATTTTGACCTTGTAACGCTTGAAAACCAACAGCCACACAACTATTTGCTGCATCTTCGGCATTAAGTGCATAACTGCCAATTGCGATATTTTGATCACCAGTTTCAAAATTAACGGCAGCGTTAAATCCGACAGCTACGTTGTGATACCCTGCGTTAATATCCCTACCAGCAGCGTAGCCAATAGCAACATTTGAATACCCTGTTGTTGTATCCTCAAGTGCGTAATTGCCAATCGCGATGTTGTAGTCGCCATCAGTTGTGCCACCATCTACACCAAGCAATGCGTTACGGCCAATGGCAATACAATGGTCAACGTCGTCGGTGTATAAACCGCTATTCGAACCAACAAACGTGTTGCTTTCACCAGTTGTAACATTTCCACTTGCATAACCGACAAACGTGTTGTGCGGCTGGTCAACAAGTGCGCCACCAGCACCAGATCCAACAGCAGTTAAAAAAGCTGCACTCGTTGCTGCATCTGCTGCACCCGCCCCCACGGCTGTGGCGTCGCTTCCGGTGAATGCGGTTAGTGCGGAAAGTCCAACAGCCGTGTTGTTGTTAGCGCAGTTCGCTTTTAACGAATAAGTCCCAATGGCGGTATTTGCGTAACCATCATCTGTTGCTAAAAGCGCCTGATAACCAACACCCGTGTTGTTGTCGCCAGATGTAACAGCCGCGCAAGCCGACCCCCCAACCGCCGTGTTTCTATCACCCGCAGCAGTCATTGTTGCTGTCAGCGTATTTGCACCGATAGCTGTATTGTTTGTGCTAGTGTGGAGACTTCCATCCAGCGCGTTTAGACCAACAGCCGTACTGCCGGTGTCTGCTGTGCCGCCAGTACCCGCACCGTGACCGATGTCGAGTGAACCAACTGTCACTGAGCCACCTATCGTAGCCGTTCCAGCAAGGTATAAGTCTTTATAGGCATTACCACTTGCACCCAAATCAACTGTGTTGTTGTTAACTACACTTACGGTACAAGGCAGAATTGCGTTGGTAGCAAATGACATTCCGCAGTGGTCTGCCTGTGAGCCACTGATAGTTATGTTGTTGCCGCCAAGTGTTGAAATTTTTCCCACGTCCGCACCCGAACCGTCTTGCAGTACAAATTCACCACCGGCTTGAGTGACGTTGCCGGTGCTGGCTATCCGCATACGCTCGGTAGGCGAATTACCCGGCCCCGCTGATGCTGGCTTTGTGTAAAATACTAAATCTGTCGGTGCGCTGATTCCGCTGTGTGTTGCTGCCGCGACTGCCGTGATTTTTGCTTCAGCCGCACCGTTTGTATTAGTTGAATCTGTACCCTTGAAACCGTAGCTGCCTAGATTTGTGCCGCTGGTAATGTGACCGGAAGTCAGCGCATTTTGCATTATCCCGCCGTTGCCGGTTGTGCCAGTTACGTTAAGATTAACTTGGGACGCTGTTCCGGTTCCAACGTGAACTCGCCCGCTGGAGTCTATGGTGAGACGAGGCGCTTGCGATCCAGTTGCACTAGTATGAAAAGATAAGTCCGACGTAGTGTTATTCACACTTGTCGAACTTTGAATCATCGACAAGTTGCTGGATATATTATTTCCAAATCTTATTGTGCCAATGTTGTCGGTGGTGTTGTTGTTGGCAACTTGAAGAATCAACTCACCTCCGTTGTTGTTAGTGTCTCCGGCGATGTGTAAAAGCGACGCGGGCTGCAGTCCGATACCTAGCCGCGCTGGATCACCAGCAGAACCACCTTCTGTAATGTAAATACCATCAGCACCGCCATCAGACGGTTGCCATTGCATGATCTCGCCAGAACCATCGGACTTGATAATGGGTTCGTTTTCGTAAGAGACACCTGATGTGCGAATTGAACTTTGCTGAGTAATCCTAGCCATACTGTAGCCTTATGTTTTAGTAAGCTGTACCAGGCGTGTGATTGCTATCGCCAATCTGCACGCTAAAAACTACGGCAGTAGTCGTAGCTGTTCCCGCTGCTGTACACGCTGTTACGTCTGTAAATTGTACGTCACCTATATCAGCCTGTGACATAGGAGAAAGTTTTATATGATAAACGTCATCTGTAGCAACTCCATCTACACGAATGTACATATTTTCAGAGCCAACATTTTGAACTAATGCTGTTGCGTACTGATAACGTCCGTCAAGAAGCTTTACGTTTTCACCACCTCCTGCATCAAGAGGAACTGTAACTAAAGAAGGAGTGTTAACTGTGCCGTTTGTTACACGACCAGCTCTTAGAGATAAAGTAGCCATAATAGAAAAAGAAAGTGGAGGGGGCTTTTACACCCCCTCCATTGTTATGAATTAAGTAGTGCGACGACGACGATAGAATATCGGCAAGCAATGGCGAGCATCACCGGGGATACCACCAAACACAGCTTGCGAGATGAACTTCAAGTAGTCACCGTACACGTTCAAGTCCTGCGTACCTGTATCAGACAGAGCAGTACCACTATTAGGAATCAAGAACTGATCCGTCAGAGTAACCTCACCGTTCCACTTCATAGAGTAGAACTTCTTAGCACTCATGTTCTTCGAGGCAAACTCTTTCGGCGGCGGGCCAACAGAGATTGTCTTGAACGCATCTGCACCGACAAGGAACGCTACCTCAAGTGATGCCTTAGTATCGCTTGCGGTGGCAATAGCAGTATAGTTGCTATTAGGAACTACCTTATGTGTAGTACCATCCACAGTTTGCGGAGCAATAAAACTGCCGTCATCTGTAAACCGTAAAGGATACGGGTCAAATTTAGCAGTAACTTTGCCGAACAGATCACCAGCAAAACCGTCAGTTATAAGACTGAGGTTAGCAGAACCTAAACGAGCCTTACCATCAGCACCATCTTTCAGGTCAGCATCCCACATCAAAGAAGACCAAGCTTCTGTAGAGCAAATAAGAACGTACTTACCCTTAATGAACTCAGAATTTTTTGGTGCGTTTTGAAGACGATCAAACGTAGGAGCCTGAACATCTTCCTGCAAGTGCAGCATAGCCTTGTAAATATCTTTCAAGGTTAAGTTGCCAGCTTCGTTAGTTGCGCCTTGGGCGAACTGGTCACGATAAGACTCACCGCCACTATTAGTAACTGTAGCAGAGCCACCGTGAGAAGTTGTAGTTCCAATACCGTCAGCGGCGTTGTCTACAAAACGAACGTCATCACCAGTAAATGCACGCTTTTCGTGATTTGAAGCGAGTGTTAAACCAGAGCTAAGACCTTTGTTACAAACATAAACGTCCGGTGTCTGGTAATACATCAACGTACGAGTAAAGATGTTGTTAGCCAATGCAATTTGACGAACAATATCCTTGTGCGCGTACTGAAGTTGATCCCGCCAGAAAGACTCAAAGTTATTCAAGAAACGGAAACGATGACTCTCGAAGCGATGCGCCCCAAGTTTTGCGGTTTCCATACGCTCACCAATCTTAAACTGATCTTTCGCAGGGAAAGAGTCAAGAGTGTTAGGAGCAAAGGTTATCCTTTCCACAGGGCTAGGCTGTGCAGTAAGGCCGTTAAGGGTATCACCCATGTTAGGTTGCCACTTAATAGAACCAAAAAGGCTATCGTAGGTATTCCACTTAGGGAATTGGGCAACTTCGTTACGAGCTAAGTAAAAACTAAGCTTTTTGAACTCATGCTGATATGGTGCGGCTGTTGCATTAGTTGCATTAATCACACTATCAGCAGCGACTGAAGTAGGCATAATGTTTTATTATATTACAAGTTGAGGAGTCCGTAGACTCCGGTTTTGTGAGAGTTCTAATACGCACTCTCTGCGTTGCGATGCCCTTCGCCTATAGTAGCAGTGGTATGCCCTTACCCTAGTAGCTTTTCAAAGTCTGCCGTTGAAAACATTTCATCATCACCTACTGGCTCTGACTTCCTTGCTGACCTCGGTTCGACTCGTCGAGAATCTTTCTTGTTTGTCTCCGAGATGTCAAGCTGTTTTTTCAACTTTCCAAGCTCCGCAGACTGCAATTGCAAAGTGACGTAAAGGTTTGATGCTAAGTTAGTTACGGGATGACGTTTGAAATTTGATGGAATTGCCTCGAAAAAACCCTCTTTAATCTGGCCTATCGTAGCAGGTTTTCCAGTCGGCGTTTCAATAGATGTGTTCAACTTTGCTGGATTACCCTCCCACTCAAAGTATTTCTTCTGCTCATCTGCTAACAGCGTATTGGCATTCTTGTAGATGTCGCCGTAGTTCTGTTGAATATGTGCAGCTTGTTGGCCAAACTGATTCATGAAGTTCTTGGCTTCCTGTAGCGCAGATTCAATGTCTATCTCGGAAGACTGTGTGGGCTGGTAAGCCTGTTTACTTGCAACCATCTGACCGCTTTGGTCGTAGCCTTCTATGCCTTGCCAAGCTTCTCCATTACGCACGTTGATAAGTTGCTGTTTCCAATGATTAAACTCAGACTGAGCCTTAGAGTAGTTGGTAGCTGCTTCTCTGTATTCGTGTGAGAGGGTGTAGGCTTCGGGATGTTCGTGCATATTTTCTGGCATTTTAACTCCAGAATCTTGCTTATTGAGTTCGTCAAGCTGCGCCTTTGCCTCGGAAAGCTCTCGCTTATTCTTAGCGTACTTCTCAAAAGCCGCATTAGACATCTGCTTTAACAACGGCCTCTCAGATTCATCGAAGTCATCGTAGTTACGTGGCTCCGCTTTTGTTTGCGCTGGCTCAACCGCTGCCTGTTCATCATCTAAAAGTTCACCCTCTGGTAAGGGTTCGGCTTCGGCATCGTCGTCGGCTGGGACATCCTGTGTCTCACCCTCGTCTTCTACAAGTTCCCCATCAAAGATGTCGTCAAACAGGTCAAGCTGGTTCTCAGAAGATTCTACTTCTTCCGCTGTCTCAGTTGGTTCTGTTTCGAGTTCTTCGACCGGCGTTGATGTTCCTGCCCGTTGATCTTGGACTGTTACCTTCTGCTCGAATAATGTTTCCTCGCTCATTTATTATACTGGTTATGTCGTCTACTGTTTTTAACTGTGCAGCCCTGTAACGTATTATAGAGTCTGGAGAGGCTGCGTCTACAGACTTAAATTTAATCTCGTTTAGTATTTGTTCTTTATATTCATCCAGTCGCTCAATCAAAAGCTTTGTGCATACAGAATCACGCCATTGCAAAAACGCTAACTCAGCTTGCTGTTGGTTGTGGCTGCTGTCCATTTGGATTTAGTACCTGCTGTACCTGTTGCATTATCTGTTGTAATTGCTGCTGATAAGGTTGCGCTTCCTCGCTTAACTGCCCTGTTTCTGGATCAGTAATTAAAGACTGAACAATTGTTTGAAGCTGCATGAGTAGTTGTGTCTTGGTGTTATCGTCTTGGATAGCTTGAACGTAGGCTTGACCATCTTCAGGAAACAACATTGAGACGAAGCGTTTAAGAAAGAGGGAAGCCGCGCCTGTTTGTTGAACGACAGGCCATGCTTGCATCATCTTGTTTATCTTTTCCTGACGCTCTATTACGTCTGCGTCCCCTGCCGGTCTTATTGAGTATTCGTGGTCTGTGAAAAAGTTTGGAGGTATTGAAGCCTGTATGAGTCCTTCTATTGTTCTTAACCTGTATATGTTCCAACATTGCGTGTAAACTTTTTTAAGTGCTATGCTAAAGAGCGCAACCTGTGAAGCTGAAAGTGCTTGGGCTTCTGACGTTGCAGCTTGTACTTCTGTAGCTGTCTTTCGACTATCTTTACGGTTCATGGCCGCAAAGTTTACCTGAGAAGTCTCCTGCATATTCTGACCCAGTATCGTTTGGATTGCACCCATGATAGCTGAGTCAGGTGGAGTAAGCTGAAATTGTTTTATGTTAGAATCAATAAGAGCATTTGGAGTAAAGAACACGCTAGTTTGTACGTTGGTGTTGTTTGGATCGTTGTTGTCCTTGGCAAAGTACAATCCAGAGGCTCTACGATGCGCCGTAACAAACGACGATAAGAGTGATGTTGCCGATTCTTGTGCATACTCATCAAGTTCTGCTCGCCCTTTCATCAGCGAGATGGTTGTGTCCTCGTTAATGTTGTACGGGAATAAGACGTAAGGATACTGCGTTTCAAATAGTTCTTCACCTTGTTGACGCTTACCGAGAAACAAAGGGCGAGGCTTACGTACCCAGTCATTACAACGATCTATACAAGCCCACCCAACATAAACTACGTTGTTCTTTTTGAACAAGACCTTCTGTACTTCCATCAAGGAGTAGTTCTCAGCCAACTCCTTAAAATCCAAGTTATTAACCTGCTCTTTGTTAAAGTCGTCGGTTTCAGCCATACGCTTTAACTGAAGGTCTGTGAAGTAGTGCCTGTGAACAATCATTTCACAAGCTTGTATGTCCCGCGCATCTTCAGGTAAGCCGAGGTCTTCAAAGTTAACATCGTTGACAGCAAAGTGACCAGGTTTTGTTGCGTCGAAAGAAACTTCTGCTACGCCGTAGCCGTGGAGCTGCATGGAATCTATGATACGGAATATAGATGTTTGCCAGCCGGTATATCTTGCTTTGTCTGTAAAATCTTCCTCAAGTACAGTTGAGTCAAACGTAACATCGTTGAGACTTTTGAAGATAGCCACACGCCTTGAAGAACTTATATAAGACACGTAACGAGCCTGTTCGCGTCGTATGTTCATATCCACAAGATGCAACGGTATGTACAACTCATCCGGAGCTAGATGACCGCTACGCTGCTCTGCGTCTATGTCTATTGTGGGATGACGCAGGAGTCTGTGTTCGTCCGCTTTTGTAGCTTGTGTTTGAAGATGGCTGTTTAGGCGATGTATTTCTTTCGCCGCATCATCATACTTTATGTAGTCATAATCAGTCTTCATTCTTGTAATGCCCTAATCTCTTCGAGTAAAAATTCTTGAGCGACGGGATCGCGCTTAGGCAATAAATGCTTGATACGATTGTTATGCCTAGCTTGATTTAAGGTAAAAACCTTACGCTCAGTCTTCGGTTCGCACTTGTTAAGTTTGTACTTGACACGTTTACCTCTGGTTTTTGTAGGGTAGTAGTCACAGAAAGCAAGCACAAAAGCATCGGCTTGGTCAGGAGACTTACGCCCTTTCGACTTCGCTACCTTCTTACTCTCTAGCTGTAGCTTGTTTTGAGGCGTTACCATGTAGTATCGAGAGGCAAGCTGTTTACGTAACGTGCTGTACTTGGGTATGATTATCTCCTTGTTTTCGATAAGTTTAGCTACATTAAACCACGTTTCTGCGCCGCGATTTAAGTAGGCTAACTCATTACGAGGCTTTGCTTGGTTGAGAATGTACTTGACAGGCCAGTTGTTTGCCTTTAATGTATCTAGTATTGGTTTACCTAGACCACCAGCGTCACCGTATATTATGGCATCTTGGTTATCTAGGTTGTATTTGTAGAATAGCTTTTCAAGGTGTTCTATCAAAACAACCGTATCTGTGAACTTAAATGACTCAAGTGCAATGAGTTGATTACCATTACGTA